GCAGCACCGCGCTGACAAGGATCTGGAGGTTCTCCGCAGCGATATCATCTCCCAAGTGCTGTGGCCAGTGTTTGAAAAGTTCCCATTTGATGATGACACAGAAATCCTCATCAATCCCTCTGGCCGTTTTGTCGAGGGCGGACCTGCAGCTGACACCGGTTTGACTGGTCGAAAGATTATGGTCGATAGCTATGGCGGCCTTGCTGCTCATGGCGGTGGTGCGTTCTCCGGCAAGGACCCGACGAAGGTTGACCGCTCCGGTGCCTACATGGCACGGGCTATCGCAAAGAACATCGTCAGGTGTGGTTATGCCAAACGCTGTCAGGTGGCCATCTCCTATGCCATTGGTAAGGCTGACCCCGTTGCGGTAGAGATTGACACCTTCGGTACGGGTACTGTTTCCGATGAGATTCTTCGCAAAGCGGTCCTCGAGGTTTTTAACCTGCGTCCAGCGGCGATCATCGAAACGCTGAGTTTGCGAGATCCCATTTATGCAGATACAGCAACCTATGGCCATTTCAGCGGAACGCTTTCTCGCTGGGAATGGCTGGACCGTTATAAAGAACTACGAGAGGCGGTAAAGAAATATGCTGATTGAGAAGAAGAAAACCGCCGAGCTTCTACCTGCGGACTATAATCCCCGCAAGGACTTAAGGCCTGGCGATCCAGAATACGATAAGCTGAAGCGCTCAATTGAACAGTTCGGATATGTCGAGCCGGTCATCTGGAATAAGGTGACCGGTTGTGTTGTAGGCGGGCACCAGCGTTTGAAGGTTCTCATCGATATGGGCATTACTGAGGTCGAGTGTGTGGTGGTCGATATGGATGTCGAGAAGGAAAAGGCTCTTAACATCGCACTGAACAAGATTTCCGGCGAATGGGATAAAGAAAAGCTGGCTCTACTCATTGCAGATTTACAGGGCGCGGACTTTGATGTGTCGCTTACTGGCTTTGACCCCACCGAACTGGATGATCTGTTTAAGGATAGTATCAATGATGGCATCCACGATGATGATTTTGATGTGGAAGCAGAGCTTAAGGAACCGCCGATCACCAAACTCGGTGACGTCTGGACCCTTGGTCGGCACCGACTGGTCTGTGGCGACAGCACTAAGGCTGACACCTTTGATTTGTTGATGGCCGGAGCTAAAGCAAATCTCGTGATTACCGACCCGCCTTACAACGTCAACTACGAAGGCAGCGCAGGAAAAATCAAGAACGACAATATGGGCAACGACGCCTTCTACCACTTTCTGCTCGATGCCTTTACAAACACCGAAGCGGTCATGGCAAGCGACGCCAGTATCTATGTTTTCCATGCCGACACCGAAGGGCTTAATTTCAGGAGAGCCTTTGTGGATGCCGGTTTTTATTTGTCCGGCTGCTGCATCTGGAAGAAGCAGTCGCTGGTGCTGGGGCGCTCTCCATATCAGTGGCAGCATGAGCCTGTACTCTTCGGTTGGAAGAAAACCGGAAAGCATCAATGGTACACCGGCCGTAAGGAAACCACCATCTGGGAATTTGACAAGCCTAAGAAAAACGGTGACCATCCGACCATGAAGCCGGTTCCTCTTCTGGCATACCCGATTATGAATAGCAGCATGAGCAACACGCTGGTGCTTGATCCCTTTGGCGGCAGCGGTTCAACGCTCATCGCCTGCGAACAGTCTGACCGATCCTGCTATACTATCGAGCTTGACGAGAAATTCTGCGACGTCATCGTCAAGCGTTACATCGAGCAGGTCGGCACGGCTGTCAAGGTTTCTGTCCAGCGTGATGGTCTGCTCTATTCCTTTGCGGAGGTGACAGTCAGTGAGGACAGCAATGCTTGATGATAAACAGCCACTTCCTCTAATTCGATTTGGCACATATATTTCTCGAAAATCACTTGCTATAAGGTGCCTTTAGAGTGATATATGTACATACCAAAACGACAGGAGGTTTTGAATATGAAACTCAACTACAAAGTAACCGGACCCGGCCGCAAGCGACTGGTACAGGCCATTGCAGGCATTCTCGAAAGCGAGGCCAAGTACCTCGGCGTTCCATCCTGCGCTTATCAGGTGGACAATTTCACCATCAGCAAGGACGGCATCCTTTCCTTCGACGACCTTACCGACACCAGCAAGGGCGAACAGCTTATTGAACGCCTTTGCAAAATGGGCTTTGAAGCAGAGATCGAGGAAGTTACAGACGGGCTTTGCATCGAGCTTCCGCTGAAAGACACCACCGAAGCCGCGATTGACAACCTGCGCCTGATGGTTGACAGCAAAGCAACTCTTATTAAAAAGGCACTCGGTGCTGACAGCTTGGAAATTGAGATCACCGAAGAGCGTATTCGCTTCCCTTGGTTCGATCGCATTCCGGAGCCTGAGGTCATCAGTGCAACTGCTTATTTCCTTGGGCATATGCTTGGTGCAGCTAAGAGCCATAAGCGTGTGACTGCAAAGGAAAAAGAAACGGACAATGAGAAGTACGCCTTCCGCTGCTTCCTCCTTAGGCTCGGCTTCATTGGCGATGAGTTCAAGGAAACGCGCCGGACGCTTCTTCGGAACCTGGCCGGTAGCGCCGCATTTCGAACGGGAGCCAAGAAAGGCTTCAGCGCAGAGGACCTGGACGCCGCTACCGACGACCCCGCTGTAGTAGAAGCGGTAAATGCCCTGCTGAATGAAAAGGAGGCAACTGATGATGAGATTTCCGAATAAAGAAGTAGTCGAGCGCATCCGCCACCAGTTTCCGACCGGTTGCCGCGTTGAGCTTCTTCGCATGGATGATGTGCAGGCTCCGCCCATAGGCACCAAAGGCACCGTAACCGGTGTGGATGACACAGCAAGCATCATGGTTAGCTGGGACAACGGTAGCGGACTTAACGTGGTCTATGGCGAGGACCTTTGCCGGAGGTGCGACGATGACCGATAAGGTGCGAAAGCAGATCTTGGCCATACGCGACACCGGTCTGACGAATATGTTCGATGTGGTAACGGTGCAGCGTATCGCAAACGACATGGGTTTTTATGAGCTGGTCGTGTACCTCGAAGAAAACCGCAAAGAATATGCCCATTTCATCCTAACCGGTGAGGCGTAAAACACATCCCTTTCATAACGATATTTGGTGCATTTATATCTCTGAATTGACTTGCTATTGTGTGCTTTCAGAGCGAATATACACATACAAAAACGAAGGAGGTACACGCCATGTGGAAAGAAGGAAGCCTTAAGATTCACGACAGCATTTTTCATTATTGGATGAAGGTTTATGAGGAAGGTTCCCAGTTCGGGATCGACGGCGGCAGGATCAGCAAGCTGATGCTCAAGCGTGATGGCAAGGTCGTATGCAACTACGACAGGGGCTGGGACATAGAGCCCGCCGACCCAGACACGCAGCTTGCCCTTGAGCTCCTGCTGCATAAGGAAAACAGCTAACACAAACAAACTTCAGCTTCTTGGGACATGAGCCAACCGGCTCTGTTCCTCGTTATGCAGCCATGATGGGCTGTATTTTTTATGCCCTGCGAAAGGAGGTGACGGTGTATCAGAAAATTGAAGAAATATAAACCCACCCGATTTAAAGCATCGGATTCAATCTATGACAAGGCTCTGTCCGATTACGCCGTGTGCTTTATTGAGGCGCTCTCCCACACCAAGGGCACTTGGGCCGGAAAGCCCTTTGAACTTATTGACTGGCAGGAGCAGATTATTCGGGATATCTTTGGCACCATCAAGCCCAACGGCTATCGGCAGTTCAACACTGCGTATGTGGAAATTCCAAAGAAGATGGGTAAATCAGAGCTCGCCGCTGCCGTTGCTCTACTGCTAACCTGTGGCGACAATGAGGAACGCGCTGAGGTATACGGCTGCGCCGCCGATCGTAATCAGGCGTCTATCGTCTTTAACGTTGCAGCAGATATGGTGCGGATGTGTCCAGCACTCGCAAAACGAGTCAAGATTCTTGATTCCATGAAACGGCTTGTTTATTTACCAACCGGGAGCACTTATCAAGTGCTGTCTGCCGATGTCGGCAACAAGCACGGTTTCAATACCCATGGCGTTGTATTTGACGAGCTGCATACCCAACCAAACCGAAAGCTCTACGATGTTATGACCAAAGGCAGCGGCGATGCGAGAATGCAGCCGCTCTATTTTTTGATCACGACCGCCGGAGATAATCAGAACAGCATCTGCTGGGAAGTCCATCAGAAGGCCCTGGATATCATTGATGGTAGAAAAAATGACCCGACCTTCTATCCGGTCATATATGGTGCAGTGCAAGAGGACGACTGGACTGATCCGAAGGTTTGGAAAAAAGCCAATCCCTCCCTCGGTATTACAGTCGGCTTAGATAAAGTCAAAGCAGCATTTGAGTCGGCCCGCCAGAATCCCGCCGAGGAGAACAGCTTCAGGCAGCTCCGCTTGAACCAATGGGTCAAACAAGCTGTGCGCTGGATGCCGATGGACAAATGGGATGCCTGCGCTTTTGCGGTCGACCCGGAAGCCTTACGAGGCCGGGTTTGCTACGGTGGTCTTGACCTTTCCTCATCCACCGACATTACTGCCTTTGTTTTGGTATTCCCACCGCTGGACGAAGATGACAAGTTTGTCGTGCTCCCGTTCTTCTGGATACCGGAGGACAACATCGATTTGCGTGTGCGGCGTGACCATGTGAATTACGATGTCTGGAAAAAGCAAGGCTACCTTTTAACCACTGAAGGCAATGTGGTCCACTATGGCTTCATCGAAAGCTTTATTGAGGAGCTGGGTACGAAATACAACATTCGCGAGATTGCCTTTGACCGCTGGGGTGCTGTGCAGATGGTCCAGAACCTTGAGGGTATGGGTTTTACAGTCGTTCCGTTCGGTCAGGGCTTCAAGGATATGAGCCCACCGACAAAAGAACTAATGAAGCTAACCTTAGAACAGAAGCTTGCCCACGGTGGTCACCCGGTCCTGCGCTGGATGATGGACAACATCTATATCCGCACCGACCCGGCAGGCAACATCAAAGCGGACAAAGAGAAATCCACCGAAAAAATCGACGGCGCTGTCGCAACCATTATGGCCCTTGACCGGGCGATTCGGTGTGGCAACGAAAGTGGCGCTTCGATCTATGACGATCGTGGCCTGCTTGTTTTTTAGTAAAGGAGAGTGATGTCTATGGGAATACTGCAAGGAATATTTAAGGCGCGGGACAAGCCTAAAGATGCCCTCGGTGGCAGCCGCTACAGCTTCTTTTTCGGAAGCACTAGCGCGGGAAAACCGGTCAATGAGCAGACGGCAATGCAAATGACAGCAGTGTACAGCTGCGTGAGGATATTATCTGAAACACTGGCGGGGCTTCCGCTCCATATATATCAATACAACGATTCCGGAGGCAAGGAAAAACACCTCAAACACCCACTGTACAAACTGCTTCATGACGAACCGAATCCTGAGATGACTTCCTTTGCGTTTAGAGAAACGCTGATGAGTCATCTTTTGTTATGGGGGAACGCCTACGCGCAGATCATACGAAATGCTCGCGGCGAGGTCGTTGCACTATATCCGCTGATGCCAAACAAAATGACAGTCGACCGAGATTCAAACGGTCGGCTTTTCTATTTGTACCAGCGCAGTAACGAGGACACTGTCTTCCTTGGCAAGGATAGCCAAGTCTACCTGTCTCCCTCTGACGTTCTTCATATTCCTGGTCTGGGCTTTGATGGTCTGGTTGGCTACTCTCCCATTGCTATGGCGAAGAATGCCGTGGGACTGGCCATTGCCACTGAGGAATACGGTGCGAAATTCTTCGCAAACGGTGCAGCTCCGGGCGGTGTGCTTGAACATCCGGGCACGATCAAAGACCCACAGAAGATTAAGGAGTCCTGGAATGCAGCCTATCAAGGGAGCGGAAATTCTCATAGGGTGGCCGTTCTCGAGGAAGGCATGAAGTATCAGCCCATCGGGATTTCACCAGAGCAAGCACAGTTTCTGGAGACGAGAAA